ATACTTTAGGTTCAAAATTTATTTGATCGGCTGTTTGACGCATTAAAGAACCGCAATTAACCAGTAACCTGCCATCAAACGGGTAAACAAAACTTTGATGGTTATCACCTGTAACAATTAAATCAAATTGTGGATATTTATTTAGAATAGCTCTTGCTTTCCCTTTAGCCCCCGGAAATGGTTCTTTTCCTACATAAACAAATTTGTGCCAAACATAAATAGACTTACCATTCAACTCCCATGCACCTGAAAAATTATTAGTTCCCCAGTGACCTTGAGGTAAAATCCTTAAAGCATTAGCTTTCCACAAGGTAAACACACCACTTTTTTCTTTTAATTCTATTGTATTTTGTGGTAAATCGTGATTACCGTAAACAGTATAAAATTCTTTTGGTAAATGTTCTATTGTTTTGCTTAACAAATAAGGTGAAGGCTTCCAGTGATCAAAAAGATCACCTGCATGAAGTACCGGACAATCATGCTTCTTTTGTAATTCAGAAACAAAGTCAACTTTTTTCCATTGTGCTTCCCAAAAGTTATCAGTACGGCAAACAGGGGTATCTTCACGTAAATGCCAATCGGCTGTCAAAATGAAATCTGGAATTTTATTCATACTATTTTAATTTAGTTCCACACAAAGGACAAATATCCCCAATATTTTTATGCAATGTTTCCTCTAACTGTAACACGTTTTCCTGCGTTTTAAGCAACTTTGTATTGGTAACAGTAATTTCCCTTACCAATGTACTTAAAACATTTTTACGGTTACTTAAATTGCGTTTGTCAGCTATTTTATTTAGTAAAGTTTTTACAGGGTTTTCCAAACTAATATAAATAGTTTGATCTTCCTCCTGCTGTTCTATTAATTCAATAGATTTTACAATAGATTTTAAAGCAGTTATTTTTTTGTATTTATTGCCCCTTTGTTCTATCAATTCAAAAATAGAATTAACTTTTACTTCATGTGTTAAAAGGTCTTTGTACAATCCTTGTTTTTCAGTGACCTCTTCTAAATCAGCTAACAAGTTTAAAAGTTGTGATTTTCTTTTTGCAGTAGAATTTCTGGTAAGTTCCAATTGTTCCAAATTTCCCAATTTAACTTCAATCACATCTAAATCAGGTATTTGTTTTAATTCAGTTTCATATTCATTTAGTTTTTCCTGTTTAACCCTAATTGTAGTGTTAATAGAGTTAATTTCTTTTTTTAATTCACTTGTAGCTTCATCAATTTTATTCAGTTTGGCAATTTTGTTAAAATGTTTAGCTACGTTGCCCGGAGTTTCAGTTAAAAGAAAAGGAGTATCAAGCTGTTGTTGAAGATTAATTTCTGAAATATTTAAAACCTTTTGAATTTCTTCCGGCACACTTGCACCAAAAGCTGTAAATTCTGTATCATTTACTTCGTAAAGATTGGCTGAACCTTTACTTCTTGAAATATTAAAACCATCCATTTCAGCATTTATGATAGTATCCCCACCCCAATAACTACGAAAAGAATCACCACCGGGTTTATTCCACATTAACCATCGCAATGCTCTAAGAATGGCTGTTTTGCCACTATCACTACTGCCAATGATTACATTGACACCTTTGTCAAAAATTAATTCAGTGTTTTTATGGCTTTGAAAATTTTGAATAGATAGTTTTTCAATCATTTTTTCTTTACTTTAACTCCTATAATTAAATAAATGGCAATACTTTTTTCAACTTTGTTTTTATGTAGAATATTGCCTTTCTTGTCTTTGCTCCCAAAAACGAAGTAACCTTTCGTAGTAGAATAACAAAATGGTTCACCATTGAAAATTAGTTTTGAAAGTTTTACTAAATGTTCTTTGATATATTTTTTATCCATTACCACTTCATTTTTAACAAACTACTTTCTGATAAAGCTACATGATAAATAGCTAAAGCATCTGCCACAGCTTCATCTTTATACTTTATTCCAAACCAAGGAACGTGATAAAGTGATTTGATAGCATCAATTGTTTCCTGTTTGGTGGCAGAACGCTTATTTAAAAGGTGCTTTTTAGCATCCCCTTCACTATACCAATCAATAGGAAGATTAAGGGTATCTGCAATAGTTTGAGCTATACCGGAAACTATTCCTACCATAGTAGCAGCTGATGCATTTTGGCTTCCATGGGGCAACTCAGAAAGGATGTAGTTTATTTTATGATGTCTGATAACTTTTAAAAGCTCATGATTAATTTCACTTACTCTACGAATAGTATCATCACCTTTTCGTATTCTTCTCTTTTTGTTTTCAGCACCCGTTTTAATGCACCCAACTTCAATAATATTATTCGGTGGTTCAATAATGGCATACCCCCATCCGGTTAATGATGGGTCATTTGCTAAAACTGTAAAATCAGCACTTTTTAATTTTCTTACTCTTTTCATTTTAATAACGTATTTATATGTGAAAATCTTCTTCCCATATTTTTATCTAATGTTACACTTTTGCAAAATAAACCATAGGTTTCAAAATAATCAATAACAATGGTAAGTAACATTTTAAAATCTTGTCCATGTATTCCGTTATCAGGGCAATAAAATTCATGTGTACGTGCAAACTTTTTGAAATCCCGGAACACTTTAGGGTATCTCCATTCAAGCCATTCAGTAATAGATTGTTTTTTCATTTTTTAATGAAAGCCTTGTTTATTTAGTTCCTCCATTATTGTTTTTCTTATTGCTGGCAATATTTCTATTGTAAGACCCACTGCGCTCATAATCTCTTTTTCTAAATTTCTTGCTTCAGAAATATCATTAAATTCAATAACTAATTTAAAAGGTTCAAACGCTTTTACTTTATTTACTTTTTCAGTTGTTACTTTCATCTTTTTTTCGGTTTACGTTCAACTTCAAATTTACTTTCAATATCCATCCACAAATCAATTACTTGATTTTTTAATATTTCCTCTAAATCATTATCCTCAACCATTTGAATAGAATTTTCAATACTTGGACTTAATTTATTATCATTTACATAGTACATAGTAGCCCCTGTGTACTTTTTAACGAACTTTAAATTTTCCCTAATGTCATCTATACCATAGTCAAAGTAAATTGAAATAGGGGCAGTTCTGTGTGGTTTCCAAATAGAACTTTTATCAACCTCAATAGTGCCTTCAATGCCAATTATACGTGTAACAATTTTACCTTTTATTTTTACTTCACTTTTAATTTTTTTAAATGAAGTAAATCGTAAAATTAAACTGGAGTAAAATTCAATAGCTTTACCACCGGGGTTAATATCTTTTCTGGAGTAAGGCCCTGCATCAGCATTTTCACGTATTTGATTGGTGCAGAATAGTAGCAGGTTTCTTTGTTTAATAACCCTTGCACATTTGCGTAAGTGTTCTGAAAATTCTTTAGCCCTGCGCATACCCATTTTATCACCGGCATCACTTTCCATTTCCATAGAAGTAGAAAGTGCTGCAAGTGAATCAATAATGTACCCGTTAATTAAAGTACCATCAACTTCCCATTTATACAAATCCTGAAAAGCATCTGGTATAATATCTGGACGTGTAAGGTCTAATTTATCAAGGTTTAAATCAAACATTTTAGCAAATTCAAGATTTAACCTTGCTTCTGAATCACGATATTTTAATCCACCTCCTGCCCTTTGAATAGCTCCGGCAACTTCACAAGCTAAAATGCTTTTACCTGATCCTGATGGCCCATATGCCACAACCATAATTCCACCGGGAATTCCACCACCTCTTTTACGTCCACCACTAATAGCCAAATCCAGTAAAGTAGAACCTGTTGAAATCATTACTTCATCATTTCCTTCATATTCAGGTTTACTTTGTGGTTTTTCAGTTACACGTTTGGTTATTTGTTTTTCAAGATTCGGTTTCGTCCTTACTCTTTTTGTCATAAATTAATCCAATTATTGTTGCAGTGTAATCCTTTAAATGATTTTTTTCTAATTCATCAATTAAATCACTTTCAAAAACTTTCCAGCTTTTCCTTTTCTTAACCCTATTTTTCCAACTATCGTATGCACGTTGTACAATAAGTTGAATTAGTTCATCTTCACTTTCTTTGTCTTGGTTTCTTTTAACCCAATTATTCAATAAGGCTTTTATAACGGATGTTTTTGTTTTTCCGTGTGCCAGACAATATAAAGAAAGAAAGGTGGCTAACCTTTTAGGAATGTAAGTCCCTATCATGAAAGCCGCATTTCCTTCCTTTTTTAATCGTTTACTTAAAATTACCATAGTTATTTACCTTCTTGGTTTTTTACGAGTTGTAGATACTTTTCTTTTTCGTTTAGGCGGTTCAGGCTCCTCTTCTTCCTCTTCCTGTTCTTCGTCCTCATCTTCATCTTCATCTTCGTCCTCATCTTCATCATCGTATTCTTCATCTTCGTCCTCATCTTCATCATCCTCTTCCTCGTAATCATCTTCATCCTCTTCTTCAACTGGAGCCGAAACTTTTATTTTACGTGTTTTAGGAGTTTCCTCTTCCTCGTAATCATCTTCATCTTCCTCAATTTCATAAAATTTAGCCCTTAATTCATCGTAGGATAACAAAGCAAGGCATTCATCAAGTTTTGGTACTTTTTCCAAAATTGAATCATCGTATTGTTCTTTTCTTTCGATAAAATCAAAACGTGTAGGTTTTGGAAATTTATAACCCATAAAAGAATCTTCAGCAAAAATAACTGATAAAGTATAACCTTCTTCATGGTCAGGAAATACCTCAAACTGATCAGGATACAAATCAGAAAGTTGATCTTCAAATACTTTTTGAAAATTGTGGTCTGAAAAATCAAATAAATGTACTTTATCATCACCCTTTTTGCCTTTTATGATAACAGCGTAAAGGTTTCTGTTACTTGTTTTAAGGGCATCAATTTCTTTTTGATTTCCACCTTCCCTTACAAGTTTTGCCCGGTATTCACAAATAGGGCATTTTTTACCAAATGAAGTAGGACAAACAACTTTATCCTGTTCAACTCCAATATCCCTGTGAATTTTAAAAGGACGTTTGTACCACAACTCACCCACTTCAGCAATAGGAGCATCAGGATGTTTTTTATCAGTTACCTCATAAGGCATAATATCCATCTTTACTGTTGAATCTGGTTCAGGATTAAATACATCAACTCCTTGCGGAATTACTAAATAACCGTAAGCTGCACCTTTTTTCCTTTTTTTAGCATCTTCACGTACACGACCTCTAAAACGGCTTGTGCCTTTTTTTACTTTTCTTTTCATGTTGTAATAAGTTTTTTAATTAAAATAAATTTACTGTTTGTTTTCTAAAGCATATATGTAATGAAATAATTTATCACTCCATCCATTAATTTCAGCAGTCCAAACACCTGTTTTTATTCCATGTGTATGTGTTGAAATATCAATAATATATGAATTTTCATAATGGGTTGTATCAGGTTTAATTTTCATTCCCCTCGCTACATCAATATCCTGACTATCTGAAATTACAACAAGTCTATCAGCATCTTTAGCATAACCCTCACTTTTAAGCCATTCACATAATTGATAAGTAAAAATACCACCACCACCTAAATTATCATAAATAGTACGAAAATCAGAAAATACACCAAGTCCTTTTGAATTACTCCAAACTAAATGTTTTCCTTTTCTGGTATAATCACTTCCGGCAGTAAATACAAGAATTAAATCTTCAAAAATATAACTACCTAAAGCGGCCATTGCAAAAGCTAAATCCATTCTTGAAAAATCACTAAATTTGGAAGTAATGCCCCCCATACTTCCTGATACGTCAATTGCAAGAATTGTAGTTCCCTTTACTTTAAATGTAGCAAAACAATTTTTCATTGCATCATTAATATCTTCTGTAAATTCAGGTGCAATTCTTTGTGCTGCAAGAAAATTCAAAGGTGTTAACCACTGGCTTTTTACTTGTGAAATAGCTTGTTTTATTACTTTTCTTGAAATACCTGATTCTTTCATGTTTCTTAAATTCCTTAAAATAGCAAGAGAACCTAAAGAATTTTCAGCAATCATCCTTTCAAATGTTTCTTTTTTATCAGCACCACTTGATAAAGCTGACTCCCATGTATTAGCAGGTTGTAAAGTTCCGTTTACAAGTTTTTTTAAAGCAATCTCATTTTTTTGATTTGGTTTTGGGTGAACTAAATTTACAACATCAACCAACGATAAATCCATATTGCTTTTTTTGTATTTTGCAATTTGGTATTCATCATAATTATCAAAAGCTAAAGCAAGTCCTTTTTTAATTGGTTTTGAAATAGGTTTAAGTTTACCATAACGAACTTTCAGCATACCTAAAAAATCCATTAACATATCAGGTCTTGTACTAATTTTTGCCAATGCTTCTTTTATGGAAATATCTTTGTGAAATTGGTTAACAAGTAATAACAACCATAAAGGAGTATGCCTTAATTTCTGTTCAAAACGACATTCCAAAGCTAAATCAATAACTTTTTGAGGATCAACTTTTTTAACTAAATTTTCAATTTGATTCATTATATCATCAGAATTTTGATAATAATTTGATTCAAAAAGTAGATTAGCTAATGTAACTCTACGAAGTAATTCATAATCGGTGTACTTTCCTGCAGTGGGTGTTTCAGTACCAGCAATAATGCCAGTTTCAAACCCTGTTTTTTTAGTGTTAAATTTTGACATAATTTTAAAATTTGATTAATTAAAAAATAAAAAAGCATGGTTAAAAATTGTTTGTGTGTGTTTTTAGACATTTCAAGTATCGAAGTAACACAAACATCACACCATGCAAGTAGGGGCAGAAGGACTCGAACCTCCGACACGCAGTTCCCTTGCGAAGTAACCTGTAATCTCACACCTATTTTTGGTTAAAGTTGACTAAGGTATTACCTTTCTACTGATGCTCTGCCATCTGAGCTATGCCCCTATATAAAAACAGGGAAACATTAATAAAGTAATTTAGTGTTTTAACCAATTAAACTACTTTCCAAAGAAAGGCAGGAATCGAACCTGCATCACTCGATTAGCAGTCGAAGTAACTTTATTATCACCCTGTTCTATTTCAAATAACTTTTAAACGTTTTGACCTTACAAATATAAGAAAAATTTTGGTTTTAATATGTGTTTTTATACTTTTTTTAATAAAGTTTTTTATTTTTTTCTTAACCGTTTGACTTTCTTATTGTTAGCTTGTCTGGTTTCGTCCCTGTTTTGCCTTTCTTTAGTAATATCTCTCGGCACTTTAGGCCCTGCAAAATATTGTTGTCCATGTAACCGTACAAGATTTTCCAAAGCATCTTTTCTTTGTGCGATAGCTCTTACAGCTACTTTAGCAATATTATACTCATGTTGAACGTCTAAAAATTCATGATACACTTCTTTATACTCATCCTGCATGATAATTGTATTGGCTACAACTGTTTCAGTAATTTTACTGATTTCAAAACTTTCTGGATTTTCCCTTATTTTGCGGTCTAAATCGGCTTTAGTCAAATCCAGTTTTTCTTTTAACAAATCTTTTTTCTTTTCTAAATCAGATTCATTAATTCCATACTTCAACATTAAAGATGGTTGCTCCAACCATTCAATATCCAGTGAAGTTTCATCAATTCTTACATCTTTTTCATAATTCATTTTACATTTCCCCTTTCTTTTCTTTTTTTAATAATTCTTGCTTTTTTATTTACAAACGGTGCTAATTCAGCTTCCATTTCAATAAT